AATAGTATCTCTCATTGAATCCAAGAAGGTTTGCGTTCAGGTTTGCGTAGGTAATTATCCTTTACCCAAGGTTTAGAGTTGATATACTTTTGATAAGCAGTAAAGGTATCAATAGTTCGATCCTTCTTAAACTCATCAGGCATTGCCCTTGTGAAACATTCTACCATACAATAGCAAGTAATGACCTCACCTGCCATCTTATGAAATGTTTTCTTTGCCTCAAATAATGCTTTATGACATCCATGTAATTTACCATAACGATAATTGTATTCATCTGCTAATGCACATCCATGTTGAATCAACCAAGCAGTATTGAATATACTATTTGCTGCCCATACAGTACAGGGATGATTCCTAAATGCCCCCTTAGCAACTGAATAAGGTGTACCATCTTTCTTCTTAACTAAATCATCACCCCAATCATAATACCAATGAGAGAATACAATAGAAAGCATTTGACATGTTTCTAATGGCATCTTAACTACATGTTTATCAGGTAGTTCAGTAGCAGATTTATGAGGATCAGGATTAGTTACAAAGATATTCATCGTGTAATAACAGAAATAGCAGGTTCACCCCTGTTGAATACAGTATCTACAACTGCCTCAACCTTTCGGGCAGTAGAGATTCCTACATTATTATACACAGGAACACATACTTTGCCATGTGTTTTATTTACATTACCTAAACGAATTACTCTACCAATAGTTTGAGAGATAGTAATATAATCCATATTACGCATAAACAATGCTGCCTCAAGACCCTTGACATTGATTCCTTCTGCCAATATGCTGTGATGTAATACTACAAACTTCTTATTATCATCCTTACCCCAAGCATTGAGAGTCTCAAAGAACTCATCTCTACCTACCTTCTTACCATTGATGATAGCACCTGTCTTAGCAGTAATATACATCCAACTATATCCACGAACATTTAATTCATAACAGAAATCAGATTGAGATGTAAGATTAATAATTTGTTTGGTAGACTTAGCACAAATAAGAACTTTATCTACATCTAATCTATCAATAGCACTCAACATTTGTTCTGACTCTACATCAGCAAAGATCTCATCCTTTCTAAGTAAACGACTCTTATACACCTCAACTTTAGGTGGTAGTATGTATCCTTGATCTACTAACTTAGGTGCTGGTACATTAGCAATTACCTGACCATACACCTTGGTATCATTCATTCCAGCTTTGAAAGGAGTAGTGCTATGCTTAGGAGTAGCAGTAAAGAAAAAGCACCTGTTAGCCCTATAAGTTGCAAAGAACTTAACAGCAGGGAAGAAGTTTCGTTGTACACTGTTATGTGCCTCATCAAAGTAAATTGTATCTACATCAATAGTAGAAGTTTTAACCTTCTCAAGTGAATGATAGGTAGTAAAGATAATCTTATTACCTTTTGTCTTTTTATGCCATGAATAAATGTCCCATATCTTAGTTGAAGAATAATGGGGTGTCTCACCACTGTGTACATGCATCACAGATACATTATCAATCTGTTCTAAGAACTCAGATGATAGTTGCTCTGCCAATAGTATGCGTGGTGCGACTACAACAATAGTGTCGGCAATAGTTGATCTAAAACGCTGTTCAGCATCATTAATCATACACATGGTCTTACCACCACCTGTAGGGATGATGATCTGACCCTTAGAATGTTGAAACATTGCCTTAGTAGCATCAATCTGGTGTGGACGTAAAGGCATTAATGTTTCTCAGTTGAATACATTATAGCATAAAAAACCCCCTTTCGGGGTTCATGTGCCACTTCTGCCACTGGTTCTTAAAAAAATATAAAGATTCGCTTGCAATCCATACAAAGGTATGTATAATAATCATATATTCAACCATCCTTATGACTAACGGATTAGTCGCTCGTATTCAAGAATTTGATCCTTTCTTCAAAGATGTACCTGAAGAAAAGAAAAACAGAATTTATATTCACATGTCAAGTGAATTTAAAGAATTATATGATCTAGGTAGACGTAAATTAATAGCATATATTGGTCAAACAAACCCCGAACGTCAAAGTGATAGATTTTGTGATGGCGATTATAGTAAATTGGTTGAGAAAGTAACTTGTGACGAATATTTTGATGTTCATGGTGATTTATCGGATCATTATGTTCGTAGAAATTTACTAATGAAAGGGTGTACGAAAAATCCTTATGGTGGAAGTCCTGAAGTATTAGCTGCTCCATTAACAATTAGATCATTTTCAGAGTATGTTGATTTTATAGGAAAAACAATAAAATCTTTAGACGCAAGTTTTCACGAACAAGAAAGAGTATATGGTTTTACACCAGAATCACATAAAAAACTCAAAGAAAAAGATCCAGAAGCAATGAGAGCTCCTGATCTACGTATAGTTCAATATATGGTTGATATGTTGACTTACATAAAGAAAGATGCTAAAATATATGTTCCAAAGGATGCTTGGGGAAATTTTTGTAAATACTTATCTCGTCTTGGTTATACAAATGTATATACAGATAAAGACTATGATATGAAAATGCTTATAGATAAATTTGATGGAACTCCCCCCACATACATTACACAGGAGGAATATTATAATATGAAATTTGATGCTATTTTAGGTAATCCCCCATTTGGGAAAGGTGGCAATCTAGCACTCAACTTTTTAAATAGTGCTGCTGATAGAATTGAAGAAGATGGAGTAATTCTTTTGGTATTACCAAAATCAATAAAGAAAGGATCTAATAACTTTAATAAAATTAATAGAAGTTTAGAACTAGTTAATACTAAGGATTGCGAACCTAAAGATTTCTCTGCTAGTATTGATGCTTGTGTTCAAGAATGGAGAATTGGTAAAGAATTAAGACCTCTTGAAGAACAGCATAAAGTACATCCACACATTAGATTTCTTTCATATGAAAGAAGATATGATGCTGATATATTTGTTGGTGGTGATGGTGCTGGTTCATGTGGTAAAGTACATCTACCAAGTTGGAGAGGTAAAGATGGAAAAGGGTTCTACAAGTATGAGAAATCTTCTAGTCACAATTACATACAAGTTATACCCGATGATGATAATACAAAAGAAGAAATAATTAAAAGAATAATATCTCTTGGGCATGAAGGTGATAATACATTTCGTGATATTGGTACTGGTACTACTAACGGAATACCTCATTTAGGTAAAACAAAATTAATCACAGCATATGTAAAGAGATATGGAACAGGGTACTAAAAACGAACACAATAAAAGAACTGGATCTAAAATTGAAAGATCTGATGAAAGAATTGCTATAACTCAAGAAGTTTTCACTCACATTGAATTGTGTAGAGAAATGGTAGAGAGAATACCCCTAGAGATGAGAAAGAACCCTGATTCAAAGTTTTTAGATAACTCTGCTGGTTCTGGTAACTTTCTAGTTGCCTTAAGAGATGAATTAATTAAATATCACGATCTAGATCATGTATTAGATAACATGCTTTATTGTGTTGAGTTGATGGAAGATAACCATAAAGAATTATGTGAACGTCTAGATGTACCAGTAGATCATCCACATTATGTGTGTCACGATGCTCTTACATATGATTATGGTTTCGGTGAACCTGTTGGCGTAGAACAGTTCTTTACTTAATAGTAAATCTTGCTTGTACTGTCTCAGCACCACCCTTACCAGCAACAGTAACTGTATAAACATTCTCAACATGCTGAGAACCATACTTAGTAGGAGAAATTGTTAATTCTCCTGAAGTTGCCTGATTAGGAACATAGAAAGATGGATCATATGGTATAGATACTCCCAAGATATTAGCCCAACCACCACCAACTTCAAATGACCACTTAGCAGGTCCAAATCTATTAAGAAGTGTTGATTGTCCAGGTAAATCTAAAGAAGTGAATATTGGTGTAGCACCCAAACCCTGTCCAGGTTTATAGATTGCGAAAGCAATTCCAGCAGGGTTTTTCTGCCATGTTTGAGGTAATGGTTCGCAAGGAGTAGTAGTATCAAAAACTTGTGGTGGATTCTTTTTAACATCACAATCCATATTATATGGATTATTTTTAATCCTAGCTGTAACTGTAGCAGTAAAGGTATCAATACCACCAGTATATCTAACTTTTACTGTACCCCAATGCTTCTCAGTATAGTCATATCTTGGATCTATCCAATTTTCTTCACCATCATGTCCTCTAAAATCACTTGTATGACATTCTCTTTCACCATTAACCCATAGTTGAGCAGCATTATCAGACATCATCAAAATTGGATAATCTCCTTCAGCTCCTCTATGAGAACCAGCAGGTCCCCTCTTACCACTACGGAATTGGAAAGTATATACTTGCTGTTGATATTCAGTTAATGATGGTGGAACTGCAACAATATCTCTTGATTTGTATACACCATATTCTTGTAAGAATTCATGCCAATAAGAATTAAGAGCTTCAAATTCCCATTTTTCCTCACCATCTTCATCTATATACTTATCACTATGAATTGTTGGATCTTTACTACGAACCCAATCAGATACAGTATCTTCAGCATTTAATATGGTTATTGAAGCATCATTTCCTGATGAAGTAGCATCCTTCAAGTTAAATGATAATAAATCATTGTCCACTTGAGAATCATTAATCCAAACTTTATTACCATTTGAATCTGTACCACCACCATTATATCCATCATTTCCACTAATATTCATATTAGTTTTATTAAGTCTTTCCCAAGTTATAGGATACTCACCATCTGCTAATTCAACTACAGGTCCTAAACCCTGACGTCTTGATATTGAATGACCAGCAACAGTCATCTTCTGGAATGGTATACTATCCATACGAGATTTATCTTGACTACGTTCATGGAATCTAAACCTAACAGTCTCTCCTGGAGGAGCAGTAACCATTAATAACATTCCCTCTCTATGGAATCTTACATATTTTGGTTTAATTACTGTTATGGTTGGATCTTCATCTCCTGGACCTGGATCTATAATTTGTTCGCTTCCATCACATTCTCCATTATATTCTCCCTTAACTGTATTAGAATTAATGTATGGTCCTTTTAATTTAAATGGAGATCCACAAATTGCTGCTCCACCATTACCAGCATCACCAGTAGTTCCTCGTGTATTTTCACCAGGTCTTCCCCAGTCACCACCATCACCACCATCAGTACCATCACCAGCAGGTGCTCCACCAATTAAATTACCAAATGGACATGATGGATTAACACCTAATGTTCCTGGTTCACCATCAGTTCTTGCTTGGTTATATCCCTTACCATTACCACCTCTACCACCTACACCTTGAACTGGATCTGCTTGATCCGCTTCATTTACGACTATTCTACTACATGTCACCTCTTGAGTGTAGTGTCTAACTCTTGTAACTTCTCCTGTTACTGGATCTGTTTCAACAGAACATGGTTCAGCAGTACCTGACCATCCACTACTAGTCCATCCAGTAGGGCAAGCTTGTAAAACAGCTCCACCACTAGAATTTATAGGACAGAATGATACTTCCATTGTCTCTGTAAATTCCTCTCTACAAACACCAGCAGAACCTGGAGCACCCATTTCTCCAGATTCTCCACCTCCACCACCACCAAAGACCTGAGCATCTCTCCAAATATAAACGGGAGTTACAGAACCAGTATGCTTTACTTTTAATCCAGGTCCACCATGCTTACCTGGATCACTTGATCCTTTAGGACCTGTAGTTCTATATCCACCAAATCCACCAGAACCTAAACATCTACCATTAACAAAAATAACACTATTTCTAACTGCTAGTGTTGGTTCAACTAACCTAGCACCTGCCTTCTTATCAAATTCTCCACTAACAAGAGAACCTACATTTCCATTAGTTCCCATATCATCAGAATAACATGTTGCATTAATGAACATATGTTTCTCAACATTCCGAATCAAATTACCATCAGATCTACTACTAGTATCTTTATTATTCCTATTGTCCCAATCAATACCTTTAGATCCATCCCATCTACCCATACTATATTGACTGATTACCGTCCCACCAACACTATTAATACTACCACAGGTACTATAATATCTTTTAATAGAATTTCTAAAAGTTTTTAAACTAAGATTAGTTCCATTACCAGAGAAAATTCCATTAGGATAATTATCTCCAGATATTTTAGTAGATCCACTAGTATCAAATTCATTCTCAGTAGCATTAGGAACATTAACACCAGTTTGTGTATTATCAGTATTTCTAAAATACTCTGACGCTTTTATTGGAGTATCATCTACATAACCACCTTGTTTAAAATAGGTAGCCATCTTTCTAAAACTAATAGGAGCACTACCTACAAAATATGGTCCAGCAGTTTCAACAGTTGTATCTCCATTAGTATGAGTTCTCTTTATATCATCTGGGAACGATTTAGTATTATATCCATCAGTTCCAGGAGTAAATGGATCTTGCTGAGTAGATCCACCAGATTTAGAAGTATCAAGTAAAGTTAAAGATACTTTCTTTACTTCATTATTCCTTGCTGCATCTGTAAACAACTTAAATTCAAAATTTTCAGTACCTTCAGTAGTTGTATCACTACTAAATGTATGAGATATATTTGATATTGATCCAACTAAATCACCTTCGCTACTATTAATAGTTACAGTATCATCACCTTGTAAATCTCCAGCAGATAAATCAGCAGCAGATAAACCAGTTAAAGACCAATACAATGTAGTACCAGCATCAACCTCATTAGTTGTAACAGAAGTAACTAGAGTATCACCCTCATTAAAGGTAAAATTATTAGGTGTTATTGTATAACTAGGACCAGTTTGTACAGGTAATCCTTGATTATCATCTTGTAGATTTAACCTATACCAATACTTTCCACTACCACCATGATAGAAATTACCATTTACGATAAGAACTGTAAAAGCATTCCAGGTTGCCCCATTATCATCACTAACTTCTAATAATCTATCGTTAGATGAATTGATTCGCATTGTATACATACCCAATTCATTCTTATCACCCTGATCAGTACTAATACTAATAGGATAAAATCCATCCCTTAAAGTTAATTCAACTTCACTATCAGTCTCTAAAAATTCTCTTATACCATAAATCTTTAATTTATGAGTCTCACTAGTACTACTTGTTATTGTAAATCTTTCATTAACTGGTCTTGTAGGATGAATTCCACCACTTGCTACAAGAGATACATTTTCTGTAGTTGGTGATCCAGTATATTCTTTAATTACCTTTATATCACTACCATAAGCTGAATAAGCATTCAACCAATTTAAATCATCAGGATCACTACTTGCAGGAAGACCAGTATAAACATTAGAGTCTGCTGAAATAGCTGAATTTAAAGCGTTCTTTAAATCAGCAGCACTCCATCCCCTATTCTGTTGCATAGCAGCAGCTAAATGTCCAGAAACTACAGGACATGCTGCTGAAGTTCCACCAAAATAATAATCTTGGTATTTCTTTCCACTTACAGGATGAGTCTCATTTCTTTCATAATACTTAACATCACCACTTATATAACTTGGTTCTATTTCAGCTGCCGCAGCTAAAGTACCATTACCAGGAGCATAAAAATCTATATAACTACCCCTATTTGAGAAATCATTATAACTTGGGTAAAAATCAATAAACCTATTTGCTAATGGAGCTGTTAATCTAGGTCCAAACTTATACCCAAATGTTGACATACCTAATGTTTCAGCATTATCTGGAGCCTTTGTATGATTCTTATTAGCTTCACCATAATAAGAAGCATCATCTATCAACGCAGCATCAGCACTGATATCAGTACGTGTCTTAAACTCATTATCTAAAGCACCAACAGTAAATACTGGTGTTGCAGGATTATATCCAACTTGTGCTGGTAATCCTTGCCTATTGTTAAAGTATTGAGGAGAAGCAGCACCTGATCCAACTTTATTGTTAAAATCAGGATCACCTTCTTTTGTTACATATTCACCAGCATTTCCTGAAGCAAAAGATCCTATAACACCAGGATATTTAACAGTAACACCATTTTCAGTTACTTCATATTCTTCAAGCATCTCCTCCAATTCACTCATTACAGAAGCCCAATAACCTGTAATACCACTATATTCATATTCCCCTGTATTTGGATCAATAGTAGGCTCTTGATATGAAGATAAGTATACTTGGAATGTTGATAAGTTACTACTAAAAGGAGTTATGTTATTTAAAACTTGAGCATTACCACGAGTTACAAAATGTGGTATGGTAGGTCTTGATCCTGAATTATATGCTGCTGTGGAATCATAAGTACCAGCAGTTCCTCTATATTCGTAAGATCTTACGGAATTAGAATAAGCATATCCTTGTCCTAATCCACCACCCCAACTGTTAGATGAAATAGTAGGGTCTTTAGGATTAGTAGGAAACTTAGGATTATTAGGTTTATATCTATGGAATATTCTTTGTATCTTATAACATGTATCAGAAAAAGCACCACCAAAATTAGCTAGTGTCCATTTATTACAATTAAATGCCCATCCAAAATTCTTTCCATATGCTAATGATGCACATGGTGTTCCATGTTTACCGTTATAATATGTTCTCATATTTGCGGTATATACTCCAGTTGGTGGTACTAAATCAGTTCCACAATGCCTATCTCTAGTATAATATCCTTGACCAGCAATAGATCCAGTACTAAAAACTATTTCACCAACTTCAACTCCACCAAATTTTGAAGATCTTTTTGTTCTATCTTCCCACCATTCTATAGCAACAGCTTCAAGAGGAACTCTTGTACCATCCCAACGAATAGTTGTTCTTGATGCTTGATCAGCATCAAACCATTCAGGATCAATATAATATGGACCATCCAATAGTACATCTAAAACACCAGATTTTCCATGTCTAGACAATACATTTCCAGGTATCCAATTAGGTGGATCATCATCAGTTGAAATAAATTCAGGATGTCCAGACCACACACCATCATCCATTATAATAATATCAACATCCCTTCCATCATTTGTATATGTTATATTACTTGTTACTGGAACATCATCATTAGATCCCCAATTATTATTATAATCCGAAGAAGTTCTTAATGTTTGATATCCTGTTCTATTCTTTTCAGAAGATGTAGGACTAGTCTTAGGAATTATAGTAGGCCATGTAACAGTATTAACTGAGCTATCATTATCTCCATCATGATCAGAAGTATACCCATCCATAGGAAGTCTAAGTAATTGCCAAGCAATAGCACTAGGATTATAATCCCAACTTTCAAATGCTTGATTGGCATAAGGACCATTTTCTATCCAACATTTTATAGTATGTTCTCCAGCACTAAGATATCCTAAATTAAGAACTTCATATTTAATACCCCTATTAGCATAATCCTCCATTATATCAGAAGTTAGGTCTCTTTTACTAGACCAAGCTTCAGTTTGTGGGAATGATTTAGTACCACCACCTCCACCAGTGGTTCCTTTCCACCATTCAACCTTACAAATTTTAGCATCAGCACAAACTACTAACTGATGAAAACCTGAAGTTGTTAATTGTATTATATTAGTAGTATCTAATAAATTATCTAATTCGGGATCAGGATTAGATGTATTAGCAGGAATAGATTTATATACACCATAATCAGTTAGTATAGACGGTAACTGATCCCAATAAAGCATAGCTGGACTATTTCCAGAATTATCACGAACATTAATCCAATTAGTAGTTCCTTCACCTGTATTGCCACTAGTCATTCTTAAAGAATTAGTAACCTCAACTACATCTGTAGTAGAAGGTTTAACTAATGCTCTATAATTTTTTACAGGATTAGAAAATCTATCATTACTATACAATTCTTGTGGAGGAATACACTCTGGAGTATCATGTCCATGATATCCTGGATCCAATTCAACAGAAAGTATATTAGAATGTAACCTTAATTGTTCAACTTCAGCTAAAGATAATTGATATGTTCCTCTCTTTGGACTATCATAAAGAGGATTTTTACAAGTAACTTTCCTAGTAGGAATTAATGAGTCAGCACTATCAGAGTTAATTAATTGCTCATGTATACTTTGCCAAGCTTCACCAGTCTTAGCCTTTACTTGATAATTCTTTCTAGCCATAAGTTAAACGCCAGTACCGTTAATATAAGACCAACTTGATCCATCATAAAATTCTATTCTAGATTCTGTAGTATTCCATATTACAGATCCTCCTTCTAGAGCAACGAAATTATCCCTTTCGGTTGTACTAGCTCTAGGTAATTTTAAGAATCTTGTTATTGGAATTCCAGCTCTTGCGAAATCAGCACCAGAAGTTGCTATTGTAGTTCCAATTCCAACACTTCCACTAGCAGCAATAGCACCATCAACAGTCAAAGTTGATGGAGTAACATTAGTCCCTACGCCAAGAGCAGAAACAAATGCTCTACTAAATTGAGCATCTATTGCTCCAGATTCAATAATATTTTCTCTACTTGTTCCAATAGCAATAGCACCAACTTCTACAATGTTAGTAATATCAACATCAACAAAGGTTGATATACCAGTCTGTCTGAATATATCTGAACCAGTTATTAATGGTGGAAGTGTAGTATTACCACCAATTAGATCACCATCAACCTCCAAATTACCAGTAATAAGAACACTACCAGTAAATGTAGATACTCCAACTACATCTAATTGTACTTCAGGATCTGGTTTATTAATACCTAACTTACCATCATAGGTAAGAGACATTAACTTTTGATTAGTTTGCCCATATATCCAATTAAAGTTGCCTGTATTAACACCAACAAAATTACCAGAATGTATATAAGAATTAAAATCTCCCGAATCACCATTGATTAATTCAAAAGTCTTATCCTGAGTTCCAAATCTTACAATACCAACACTTTCTCCTATACCTGCTGTTACAGTATAATTTTGTCCAATCTGAATCATTGCTGATTCTCTTCCAACAACATCAACTGTTGCTATTCCAGATGAATATATATCAACAATTCTCTTAGGATTATTAATACCAATACCCAATCCATTTTGAACATGTGCCAATTCAGATGTAGTAATACCAGTAAAAGATTGTGTGGCTAATAATTCACTAAAAGTTCCTATACCTGTAGTGTTTATATGAAGTGTATCTACTTGATCAAATGTAGATTTTGTTGAAGTAACATCACCAGTTAGACTTCCAACGATACTATTTGTAGCAGTTAATACACCAACAACTTGAAGATTATGAACTTGAGCTGCAGAATTTGTTTTAATAACATTACCTAATTTAAAAGCAGCAGAAGCAGAATCATAATATATTACCTGTGGAGTACTTTCAGTTATTGTTATATCAACATATGCTCCAGCAGTTCCTTGAGCACCAACAACATTTAAACCACCACCATAAACTGAATCATTTAATGAATCATAATAAAATCTAAGTGGATAAGCAGTATTCGTTGGATCACTTTGATCAAATCTATATGTCCTACCAGGAACTAAAGTTAAAAATGGTGATTCTTTACCATCTAGGTAATACGCATTAGAATTTCCCTCATTATAATATCTGTTATTAGAAGTCTTAGGAGCAACAGTAACTATAATAGTCTCAGTAGGTCCATGTGGTTGACTAATAATGTTTAAACCTTCAATCTTAGGTGTTGTTGTTATGCCTGTTACATGAAGATCTGTTGTAGTAACAATACCACTATTATTAATATAAGTTGATTCTACCTGTGTAATATTAGACTCAACACTTGTAATGTCACCAGTGAGATTTCCTTTAAATGTTGTAGCAGTAACAACACCAGTTGCTACAATACCACCTTCAGAATTAATACCAACTCCTTCCTCAAAAGCATTTGGATTATTATTACCACCAATTTGCAGAGTATGTCTAGGATCTTCAGTTCCAACACCTACATTACCAGCAGCGTAGATACTAACAAATCCCAATCCAACATCTTTATCAATCCACTGAGATGTTGGAATATTTTCTAAATATTGACCATCTCCATAATAAGTAACTGTTTCACCAACATTTTGAGCAGTTATAACACCAACTGGATCACCAATCTTAACACCAGATCCACTAACATTTCCTGTTTGAATATTAACATTAGTAATATCTAAATCAGTTGCTATAACTTTAGTAAAACTTCCTATTGATCCAGTAATATTTCCAGATGTCTTAATATTACCATTAACATCCAAAAGTTCTGTAGGTACTGTAGATCCTATGCCAACAGCACCATTAGTGTCAACAATTAAATGATCATCATCAACCTGTACACCACTTCGGAAATTGAATGATTTTTTAATATTCGCCATCTGAATATGTTTTTTATCTATTTATGAGTTAGATTGGTCTTTATTTTTTGAACCTCAAGTCATGCTCTAATTCAGAAACTGTCTTAGCTAAATCTTTAACTGCCTCAATTAAAAGAGGAACAAGTTTTTCATAAGCAACAGCATGTGTACCATCATCTCGAATAGTAGTTAAACCAGGTAATCCAAGTGCTTCAATTTCTTGAGCAATCACACCCGTATCTCCTTTTCCTTCTTTACTAGATGCTGAATTCCAATTAAAGGTATTACCACTAATCGAAATAACCTTTTCAAGAGCATTAGGAATAGGTATAATATTATCTTTTAATCTTCTATCAGAACCTGAGTAAGCAATAATATCCTGAGTAACATCTAATTGCCCCTGAACTTTAACTCCAGTAGCTTGAGTAAGTAGTTTAGCAGCAGAAGCAGCAGTTCCTCCACCATAGAACAATTCAACATCACCACCCTGATTATAAACTATACCATATTCAGTATTGTTTTTATTACCAACAACAACCTTCTCATCACTTTGTAAGTAAAGATGTGTATCTGGACCTAATGCAGTAACTCTAAAGTTATCCAGTCCACTTACATCATCATGATAAATCCATCCCCTAGCATCAGCAGGAGTCGCCTTACCAAATGTTAAGAATTTATTACTTGGGAAATGAGATCCACCTTTAAATGTTGTTATTCCACTAAATTCAGAATTACGATCAACAGTTAAATCCTTATCAATATTAACACTATGCATAAAGGTTGAAATACCAGTAGTATTCCAAACACCTAAAGTTCCACAAATACTTACCTTCTTATGGAAAGTTGCTCCACCTTTTACAACAAGAACACCTTCATTAGTCTTATTAGTAGAACAATCATAATCAACATCAGTCTGGTTATTAATAGTAACTACACCATCATTAGTACCACCAACCTTAATGTTGTTGGTAATCATATCTTTAGTGAATCTAGTAATACCATTAAAGGTTACAGGACCATTAAACTGAGACAGAATCTGTTTAGTAGTTCCACCTTCAACAAGTAATCTCTCTTTAATGATTACTTCATCAAATACAACACTCAACTTACTTGGATCTTCACCCGTTACAGTTGGTATTGGAATATCAAATGTAGTCTGCTGTCCACTATCTGCTGAGATCTTAGTGTTTCCAATATAGAAATCACCCTTATCATTCATACCTGTGTAAACAACAGTACCACAAGAAGTTTCTTGTGACTGTGCTAGGAACTCCTCCCTTTCAGTAAGAGTTCTATCAGATATTTGAGGAAGACCAGTTGAATAGTTACCTGGACCATAACCAAGATATTCAAATGTATGACCAGATGCCCTCAAGATAGAAGGTCTACGAACCTCCATTGCTTTAGGTTGTATTCTTCTAAGAACTGCACCTGTTTTATGATTATCTACATTTGTTCCTAAAGCACCCCTAATAACATACAACTCATTATTTCCACTACCTTGTAGTGTACTATGAGTAACCCTCATTATCTCACTACCACATTGTAGATAAGATCCTAATGGGAACTTAGCTTCTATAGAAGGTTTAGCATCATTTACATCAAATGTTCCATCATATAATGTTACTGTAAACTTGCCATCAGTAGGAGTAACTGCTTGACCAGTAAGAATTACATCATGTCCAACTATAGGTAAACTTCTAGCACCTAAGTTTTCATCAGATTTACCAGAAATACCCTCATGAGATGACATTCCATGTTTTAAGATGTACTTAGCATCATAAGCTAAGGAAGCTCCTCCATCAGTACCAACTATAGCACTAAATTTCTTTGAAGTCTCTAATTCCTCATCTACAATAAAATCACCTAGATTTTCATATGTATCACTAAGTATTCTGAATCTATTACCTTTTACTAATCCATGAGATGTAGAAGTAGTAAAATTATACTTTAGATTAGGTCCAGAAGTACCTATTATCATAGAAGCACCTTGAACCTCTAATGCTGGACCCATATCAATGATCTGCTGCCCAACATGAACAACATCATTAGTATGCTTATGAAGAGTTAGTGATTTTGATCCACTAACTTCTTTAATCATATAATATCCATCAGTAGCTGTTGTTATACCAGTTACTTGAACATAATTGTTATCAGCAATAGAAATATGCTTTTCTGCTAGTGTTATAGAACAAATTGGAGTTCCACCAATACCACCTTCAGTAGGAAGAGATGAATCAAAATACAAAACATCTCCATCTTTATATCCAGAACCACCTTGATTTATTTTTAAGAAACCATTAGCATCTTTTTGTGGAGCACTACTATCAACAATTACATCTGCTGTTGCTCCTTTCCAAGGTGCTGATGATGGTTGTCCATTATTATCAAATAATTTTACATTATAATATGTACCATTAACAGGAAGATCTCCCTGTCCACCAGCATTATTAACAGTTATATTACCATTATAATATCTAATACCATTTAATTGATGCTCAGTATCTAATGTTATTGCTGTTTCAGTGGTTCCATTTGATGATGTTAAAATAGTATTCGATACATTAAATGTTGATAAGAACCTATTTGCAGTTTCCCTAGTAATACTCTTCTTAAGATCATTAGTTATAGTTGATCCAATTGGAGTAGCTGGAGCAAATGTATTTGCTTCTGGTGGGTTATCCTCTAAATTATCTCTATCATGTTGTGGGTATAGATCAACAATACTTTGATTATACTTACGAGAAGCAAAAGCACCTTCAGCACTGTTATTACCATTAAGAACAAATAGATGATAGATACCATCCTGAATTCCTTCTTCATATGGTGTAATTACTTCAGATCTATAAACATATAAGTTCTCTTTAGTATCGTTTCTTTCAATCCTTGGAAGAGAAGTTGTTCTAATATTAGTATTAATATCAATAGTTCCAACATATATCTCTGGTCCTATTGGTTCTCCATCTACCAATTCACAAACTTTATATGTAAAAGTCTTATCATTAATTACATTATCAACAACAAAAACTCCATTAAATTCTTTGTCAAATAAACCATCAGGGTTAGATGTTGTAGTTACATTTCTTACAGTAACCTTATTTCCAATTTTAACACCATGTAGCTGATCAGTTCTAACAGTTGCTATCTTAGTACCAACATCATATGATATAGTTGTTAATAGTTTTAAGTTCTTATTAAAATTATAACCTGGATCATAATTAGTTGGATCAGGATTACCTGGTCCAATACTTGTTGCAGTAAAATCACTAGCATTAGTAACACCAGTTGAACTGGATTCTTGAAGAATGAATCCATCTGTGGGATCTTTAGCACCTCTAACTTCTTTAGGTATTACATATCTAACTTTATAGATCTTTTCATCTAAACTTCTATCATCAACCTTTCTTAGAACATATGGAATAGGTACTTCATCATCATTTTCAAAATTACTTAAACCATCATTAGCAGGTACATCCTTAGAGTAAATGGTATTTACTATTGGTGGTGATGATGTTGCATCTGCTGGTAATACATGAACAAACCAACCAGCAGGTCCAGATTCTTGTACACCATTTCTAGTAACTGTTTTAAGAGTATCATCAAATTGAATTGGATGACCTAATTCACCAGGACTCTTATCAGATATTCTACTAACAATAGTTAATCTTCCTTCAGCAGAAGTAAATGAAGTTCTAATAAATTCAGGAACAGGTAAATCAGCATTTGCTTTTGATCCAGCAATCTTAATTTGATTAATACCTAAATTTGAATCTCCATCATTTGTAATTGCATAATATACTTGATGTGCTTGTAATCCTGCAGGAAGTTCACCACTATCAGATATAATTCTTATAGATTCACCATTTTGTAATTCATGCGAACCATCTATTGTATAGATTGCTTCATTAACATTATCAACTGGATTTGAATGTAATGCCTTATATGATTTCTCAGAAGTTGATTCTGTTGCTGTAAAGGTTCCATTGGACATAACAATGGTTGCTTCATATGCCGTTCCACCAGTAGCATCTACATATAATTTTTCACCTACCCTAGAACCAATTCTAAATCCTTGAGCAATTGATGATGGTGGATTAAATAAGTTTTTATTACCAAGTAAATATAAACGTCCTGGAACAGGTGCTGCTGTATTATCAAGAACCTCTTCAGTCATGATTTTATCAATCTGAAGCCAATCAACTCTCTGCTCTTGACCAACAACAGCTCTTGGTGTAATAATAGAAGTTACAAATCCTTTATTATCTTTAGCAAATGCTCTTTCCTTAAATCCATCAGCAGCAAGAGCAAATTGTCCAAAGTTAGAGTTAGAGTTAGTAACTGAAGCATCAGCACCAGATAACATTCTAAAGTGTGTATGATATCCAATAGCGAATACAGAAACGATCTGTATAACAGCATCATTAGAAACTTTTACGTGAGTTGTCTCCCAATCTGGTCTATAAACAGCACCAGAATCTAAATGATATACCTGTTCTATATTAGTAGAAGATGATTTAGCTGCTAATGTTTCTCCTTTTTGAACAGCAGGTGTTAATCCAGCATACTGTCTACTAGTCTCATTATACTTAAGGAAAGCACGATCATCTTTCTGTAGTGATACACCAGTAAACTGGGCAACAACCATAGATTTGAAACCAGTTGCCTTAGATCCATCAGCATGCATACCTTGCATACCATAAACAGATCTCAATGAACAGTTAAAGATATATGGTGAAGCACCTGTTACAGTATCTGTTTCTACTAGAACTTCTGCTTCTCCAAAACCTAGACCACTATTACGTCCAGCAGGTAATGTTGCTTTTACTTGTGCTAATAGATAAGTAAATCTATTTTCATCAATTACAGTCTTAACTTTTGTTGAAATATTATAATCAAGAGAACTTACACCTTTAATCTTAATTGGTGTACCACTACTTAAACCATGAGCAGATTTTGTTGTAACAGTTACTACACTTCCTGCTGTATTACCATCTCCTGAAAAGATATCTTCAATACCAAGAGCATCTGTAGCAAAAGCACCAACTATTTCAAACTCAGGTCTTACTGGAGCAAAATCGTTTGGATATGTAGGATACTTAAAACGAACTTCTCTAGTAGATGCCCTGTTAAATGCGTTAGATAACTTACTATAATATACCTGTAAATCAGTTAACTGATAATCACCAATAACATTAATACCATCAGCATATTCAAAACAAGTTAGTTTATGGTGTGAGAAAGTTGGTTTTGATCTATTAACGTCAGTGAAATCTTTATGGTCAGTATATACTGTAGTACTTTCATCACCATCAAATATAGTAAACTGCCAAAAGTAACATGTACCAGTAACCTTAAAGATTGATGAATAGGGAACATCAGGATCTGTTGGGTTTGGAACATACTTAGGTCTTATTTTTGTCTTTCTTAAATCTAGTCCAACTAATGAAGTTCCACGAGGAATAACAACTCCACCATGAACACTATTAAACTTATAAAGAATATTATCTTCTTGTGTTAAATCAAAATTTGAATTAAGAGTTAAACTAAAAGTTTCTGTTGCTCCTATATTACTTACTCCACCATCTGGTTTTACTGCTCTAGCATCTCCAGATACCATTTTAATACCATAACCTGGTCGGTTATCTATTAAATGTTCACCAGGAAAACATAATATAGTTGTCTTCTCAACAATATCGTTATCGTTTCCTTCAATATATGAAAATCTTGCTGATTCTATTAATGCCCTCTGAATAGTCTTAAACGGTTTTGTTAACGAATTACCTTCGTTTTCAATACCGTCAGTAGCATCAAGATCATTTGGATTTACATAAAGAATACGTCCCTCAGTATTCTTTATAAAATTCTCTAACTTATTTAAAGGCATCTTCTTATACTTTTGGCCAAAAGATTTCTATGTTTCTATTTAGCTGCGATTAATTCACTGTTATCTCAGCATATTCTATAATACTTGAGTCTGCTTGATTAGTAACTACTTCTAACACATCCATAAATTGTTGAGTTGTTTCACAATTCACATGTCGTACTTCACCTTGATCACTATAAAGTTTGAATCTTTTAGAACAAACATCAATGACAACTTTTTCTACAAATGTTTCTGGATCCATAATAATTAAGCCCAATCAACGTAATACCAAGTAACTGCTATCCTTTTTTTACCACTGATCACTTTTTGACCAGCATGAGGATAACACCAATTAGATGGAAATATTATAGCATATCCTGGTTTAGGTTTCAACGCTGTGTGTATGAATTCAGTCCCACCACCTTCAAAACCTTCATTTAAATATAATATAACACTTACCTTTCTTTCATATTCAGTTAATTTTTTATCAGTAGCAGCATCATGATGAAATCTATACCTTTGTCCAGGTTCATATTCTAATACCTGTATTCCCTCTCTCCAACATTTAGTTCCTATACCACAAGGAACTGGATAATATGAAAAATTTTTATGAACAGATTTAACTTTCTTATAATAAGCCTCTAAACCAACATTAATACGTTGGTGTAACATTATAGTTCCCTTAGTGCTATTATCCAATGTTAATCCACTACTTGATCTAATATTATTATTAACATAGTTTTTTCCTTCTTTTCCAAAAACCTTACAATCACGAAATTCTAATGTATCAATATAATCATTGATATATTTTAATTCATTTGGTTCTAGTATCTTTATAAGTTGTATCAGATCATTCATAATATATACCAATAATATTCATTAATTAAGAGGGTTTTGTTGGCCAAGAAGAATGAGAATGATCGTCTGCTAATGCTTTTGCTGTTAGATTAGCATCTGCTGCTATAGTTGCTGGAAGATCTCTTAATGCTTGTCTATAAGTTGCCCATTCTGCTTTCTTACTATCAGATAATGGAGAATCATTACCTTGAGTCCAATCAGACCAAGATAGTTGAGCATTTCTATAATTCTTTACTTCTTGTAAATGATCTCTTGCTGCCTCATATGCAGCAGCCGCAAGGGTTTGTTCATTCGCATGATCAGTTACTGCTTGTTGCCAGATACCAATTTCAGTAATCTCCTCACCCCATTTTTTATCTCCATTTTCATCTACAGCATCTTCTTCATATTCAATAAAACCTTTTCCTTTAACAGTATCAAAAAACATTCCATGAACATCTGATGGAATCCATGAAAGATCAACATGAGTACAAGGATGTACTGCAACACCATCAACAACTATAGTTTTATCTGGAGGTACAACTTGAATTTTCATTGTTCTATGTCCGTTACATTTTTTATTTGTCTAGATTGCATTAATCTTTCTTGGGCTTTTAATTCCAATTCTCTTTGATATATTTCTTGTGCTTTCATAGTCGATTTCACAGTTTCATTTCTAAAGGATTCAATAGCAGAACTAGTATGTCTCTGTTGCTGTGAGTTTTCAATCATTAAAGTTGGCAACCAAGTAACTGCACAACTCCAATCATCAATTTCTTCTCCTGTATTAGGATTCATACCACGAACTTGAGTAAACCAAGCACATTGTAATTGTATACAATCCTTACCAATTAAAGGGCAGAATTTCCCCTGCTCAAGTTTCATTATATTAATTCTTTGAACATATTATAACATCAACATACTGAACTGACAAGTCAAGAGAACCTGAACTACTAACAGATATGCTAGTATCCTCGAAACTGTGAGTGTGATCACTAGTTGATCCAGAAGCAGTAAAACTATCACTGAAAGTGAAGTTAGAACCACTTATAGTATACATTATTATAGCATGTGTGTGGTAGTCACTGCCACCCTTACTAGCAACACTAGGAGTTCCTGAAGAACCAGCATTTAAAGTATCATAGAAACCATATTGACCACCTGAAGTTCCAAGAGGAGCATGATATGAGTGATCGTGAGATGGCATCTGAGCAACAGAAAGCCAAGCTTGAGTAGTGTTCTGATACATTATTTGTGATCCACCGCAATTACCACTAACAGATCCACTAATACTTACACTTTCTCCACCATCACTACCAGTAGTTCCACTAGCAGATCCAGATCCACTAACACTTAAACTCCTACTAGCAAAAGTACTAGTAAATGCATTACTACCACCAGATCCACCACCAGATCCACTTACAACTCTAAGTGCTTTATTATTATGTGATGTTACCTGACTCCATCCAGTAGGAGCAGAGGACTGATAGAATAGCATGGTTGCTCCTGAAGGAATACCAGCAGCACCAGGAGAACCTGGAGTTCCAGGAGTTCCATCTTGACCAGGAGTCCCATCTTGTCCTGGAGTTCCATCTTGTCCTGGAGTTCCAGGAGTTCCATCATCTCCATCTTGACCTGGAGATCCAGGAGTTCCATCATCTCCATCTTGACCTGGAGATCCAGGAGTTCCTGGAGTTCCATCATCTCCATCATCCCCATCTTGACCTGGAGAACCTGGAGGTCCTGGTGGACCTGCTACAGTAGAAGGAGTACCATCTTCACCATCTTCACCATCTTCACCTGGTGGTCCTGGAGATCCTGGTGGACCTGCTACAGTAGAAGGAGTTCCTGGAGTTCCATCATCTCCATCATCACCTGGAGGTCCAGGAGGACCAGGAGGACCTGCAGGACCAGAAGATTCTACTCTATCCCAAGCATATCCATTATACTTCCATGTTACACCATTCTCTGTATGTGTATCATTAGTATTAGGACTATTTGGAAAATCAAATGCTGCCATCAGTTACCCTCTGGTATTATTAAAACAGTAAAACAAACATTAGTATTATTTGCATTACACTGAAACTGAAACTTATGACCATCAGCCAACATAAGTTCAGTAGGAAAATTAGCACTTGTAGCAGGTCCAGCAACACCTCTTCCCCAAGCTGCTGAAGATGGAAATGCAACTTCAGTATACAAATATTGATCACTAAAATCACCCCATCTCAAGTCACTATTACCAGAACCACTACCACCATTAACCCAATATAAAATAGCTCTAACATTACCTCCAGTATTATTAGTATAGGTATATTCATCATCACTCCCAGATTGTCCAGTCAGGGAACCATTTAATTCTTTTGTAATTACTGTTGCTGCCATAATCTTTCTTTTCCTGTTTAATATTTAGAGTGGTACATGCCAATTACTCTCAAATGGAGCAGCAACCGCAGTGCTAGGTCCTGGTGTTCCTGGTGATCCTGGAGAACCAGCAGGTCCTTGAGATACTGCTACCCATTGACTACTATCACCATCATCATAATAGACATATAAATGTCCAGTATCTGATTCCCACCACAGATCTCCAGCAACTGGAGCAGGGGAAGTTGGTGGAGTTTCACTAATATCTAATCCAGCAACACCTGGAGGTCCTGGTGGTCCTGGAGGACCAGCAACTGTGGAAGCAGGACCAGGAGGACCTGGATTTCCATCATCTCCATCCGTACCTGGAGGTCCAGGAGGTCCAGGATTACCTGGATTTCCTTGATTACCTGGAGGACCACCAGTATTACGAAATACAGATTCTGTTTGTGGTATATCTGTTAACTCAAGCCATCCTTGATTAGCAACATAGACTGATAGATTGAAATAATAATCTCCAGAAAGAGATCCCATATCACCATCTTCTCTTAAGAAGAAAGTTGGATTACTATCTGATCGAACAGGAGTACCAGCAGTTTGAGATCCAGTAACCACGTACCAAGTTTGTTCTTGATCACCATATTCACCAATTTCTTTCATCCACACCTTACGCTGTGGCATATCAACTACAACATGGACTTCATTGCCCCAAGTTATACCAGTTAATTTTTCTGTAGCACCATGACCAGTCCAATCAAATCCCTGATTCATTACAATACTATTACCCATCCCAATCCAATTATCATTTGGATGCTGAGAAGTTAATGCAGTTGAAATCAGACCACCACTTATCGCTGTAACACCTTCAGTTCCTATTGTATTATCATCACTTATATACCATCCCCAATGTCCACCAGAAGCATTACCATGAATTCTAAATTCATAGATTGTATCATTATCTAATTTCTGGGTCTTAATATCTCTGTGATCATTAACTACACCAGCATAATCAAATCTTGTATCATTTTGACTATAAGACCAACCACTTGAAGAAGCTGTTTTATCTATTGTTGGTTTTATTCCAATCGCAGTTGCTTGACCTGGAGGACCAGGAGGACCTGGATTTCCATCAGTACCATCATCTCCATCTTCACCTGGAGGTCCAGGAGGACCAGCAACAGTAGAAGGAGTTCCTGGAGTTCCATCATCTCCATCATCACCTGGAGGTCCTGGTGGACCTGGAGGACCAGCAACTGTGGAAGCAGGACCAGGAGGACCAGGAGGACCAGGATCTCCATCTTCACCATCATCTCCATCCGTACCTGGAGGTCCTGGTGGACCTGCTACAGTAGAAGCTGGACCTGGAGGACCAGGAGGACCTGGATTTCCATCATCTCCATCTTCACCATCATCACCTGGAGGTCCTGGAGGTCCAGGAGGACCACCAGCAGGACCAGGAGGTCCTGGAGGACCAGGAGGTCCTGGAGTTCCTGGTGTACCTGGATCACCTCCAGGACCAGGTGCTCCTGGATCAGGTATTCTTCTCCAAGCAGTACCATCCCATTGCCATGTAGCTATACCATAAGTATACGTTTGACCTATTGTAGGATTAGCAGGAAAATTTATACCCATTATTAACTAGGCTTCGTTGGAAATGTTGGATTATTAGGATCAGCAGTATTTGCTGGAAGATCTCTCAATGCTTGTCTATAAGTTTTCCACTCAGCATCATTAGATAGAGTTACATCTCTACTCTGAGTCCAATCAGATTCACTAAGAAGTCTATTTCTTTTGTCTCTAAGAACTTCAAAATAATCAGATTCAGTTTGTTGATTAGGATTAAAAAATCCACTTTCAGTAGTATATTTCCATGAAGCAGATACATTACAATCTGATCCAGTAAAATATGTACTCCCTATACCAACAACAGTAGTTCCATCTGGATGAGGATAATCAGATATTGGAACATTCTGTGGATATACACCAAAAATTGTTCCATCACTATTAATTATAGCACATCTTTCACTAAAAGTTTTCTCATTATCAACTTTAGTTTTATCAAGTTCTTGACCAAGTTTTATATTTTGAAAATCTTGAAAAAGATTTAAAATCGCATTTGCAGGTAATGTAGAAATTCCAACAGAATCAGAGGTATTTAAAGAAGCAAAAAATTCATCTTGCCTGTTCTTACTTACCTGTTTCTGGTACGCCTCTATATCTTCAAATTTAGGATTCTCAGTTGACATTACTTATTATATTTTAAATATTTAGAACTCAAGTATCATAACACAACCAGCATTACCACCCTGACTAGTACCACCTAAAGCAGCACCATGTCCACCACCACCTGGTGCACCACCAGTATTTGATGTCTTATTTCTATTAGCACCACCAAAGAAAGAACATCCACCAGAACCAGCTATCCAAGTACTATGTCCAGGTTCACCATGTTCACCATGACATACTACACCTGTAGAATATGTTCCAAAACTACATGAAGCATCTCCAGCAGCACCACCAATACTAACACCAGAACCTCCTCCACCACCAGCAGATCCACCATATGCTGTCATATTATAAGAAGAACCACCATTAAAATTACACCATGAAGCATTACCATTATTCCCATTACCGCTACTAGTACCAGCACTTGATCCTCCTACTTGTCCAGAAGCTCCAGCAGGACAACAACCTACCATACCATGTCCACCAAATTGAATAACAGTTCCTCCAGAAGCACCACCTCCACCAGCTACGGAGCCGTTACCGCCTCCACCGCCACCGCCTCCACCGACACAGATAACCATAAAATATAAAAATCTATCTACATCAAAACTATGACTAAATGCACCAGCACCATAAACTGTTGCTTTACCATGATCAACAGCATTGGCCTTACCACTCCATCCTGTACCAGCAGTTGTTCCACCAGAAATAAGTAGTTCACCTAAATCACCATGCCATCCAGAACCTCCAGTATAATTATACAGTTTACCTGGAAGCCAGATACCCTCATCCCTGAACTGCACTGATACTCCACCACTTCCATATGCTGTATTAGTTGATCCATATTTGGCATATATTTTATAAAATTCATCACTATCAATACCTGTTAATACCTTATCAGTTCCACTAGCATTAGCGTAATTAAGACCACCACCTGATGAACTTGAGGCATAATGTAATAATCCTCCACCAAAAGATCCATTATTATTGTATTGAATATCTAAATTACTTCCACCTGGAGTTCCTCCTCCTCCACCACTACCACTATAAGAAATTTCTAATTCTGTATTACTATTACGGGTTACTGTTATATCTGTTCCACCCTTAATAGTAACATCATCATTTGTTCCACTAGAAGGATCTAATCTTAAAACAGGATTACTACTACCTGAACAATAAAAATCGTAAGTGGTATCATTATCAGTTGTCATATCATCAACAACCAAATCAATGGTTCCATCACTATCTTGATATGTTGCTGAAATTCTTGTTTCAGTATTGCCAGAGAACATAGCTCCAACAATATCCTGAATTTCTTCAGTAGTAGGACCAGTTCCACCACTTGCTGTAGAAGTAAATGTAATACTGTCATTTGAAGCATTAGTGGTTATGGTCATATTAGTACCAGCCACTAGAGTTAATGTGTCAGCACTATTATCAGCAACTACAGTAGTCTGACCAGAAACAGCAATGTTTTTAAATACATCTTGATCTGCAGAAGACATATCATCAACAACCAAATCAATGGTTCCATCACTATCTTGATAGTCAACACTTATTCTAGTTTCAGTATTACCAGAGAACATTGCTCCAACAATATCCTGAATTTCTTCAGTAGTAGGACCAGTTCCACCACTATCAGCAGAAATAGTAAATCCACCAGCACCAGTATTATCAATCTTTACATTACTTCCAGCAGTTAATGTAACAGTATCTTGTACAGAACCACCAGTTTTTAAATTTATAGTACCTGTACCAGTTCCAAAAGACGAACCATTACTTCCACCACCCTCAAGTTCATATGTGGTATCCGTACCAGTATCATTCATATCATCAACAACTAAGTTGATTTTTCCAGGACTGGATCCATTATCAACATACTCAACACTAATTCTCGTTTCAATATTACCAGAGAACATTGCACCAACAACATCTTCAACTTCTTCTTGAGTTAAACCACCACTACCAGCAGTAGCATTTAATGTTGTTCCACTTATACTAAGATTTGTTCCTAAATCTAAATGGGTTAATTTACCAGCAGAATCATCCCAGAAAACTATTCTATCATCACCAGGATCATCAGCATTTAATGTAGTTGAAGGTAAATCAAATATATCAGTAACAGAAGCACCTAAAGTAAGAGGAGTAGCACTACCACTAGTTGCTGATGTTATTCTACCTTGTTGATCAACAGTAATACTTGTATTTGTATATGATCCAGCAGTTACAGCCGTATCTTTAAGTTCATCTGGTCCGACTGTATTATCATCTATCATCCATACAGATCCAGTATTAGATACTGTAATATCTCCATAGTCGCCATCAGAAATAGTAGCAGTTCCTGAAGAAGCAGCAATAGTAAATCCACTCTCGGTTACGGCACTAAAAGTAATATTAGAACCTGCTGTAATAAGTACATTATCATCAACAGCAGAACCAGAAGCATCTAGTTTTAAATTAACATTAGAACTTACTAAATTTGTTTTTAATTCATATTCAGTATTAGTATCTTCAGGAGCATCAGTAAATTCCAATCCATCAGGAGTACTATTAACCTTTATCCACTTTCCAGCTTGACCACTATAAGATGAAGGTGTATCTGTTAAACCAGTAAACGTAGTAGCACCAGACTGCATAGTTGTTTGCAAAATCCAGGTAGTACCATCATACTTCCAGGTTAAACCATTATGAGTATGAGTTTGGTTAGTAGTTGGATTGTTTGGAAAATTTACTGCCATTTTGCTATTTAGAAGACCCCATCACCATGAATGTTCCATGTATTACTACCAATATAAGTTAATGTAACCAAAGCATATCCAGCTATTTGTCTATTACCTGTAGAGTATCCACCAGCTCCACCACTTACACCAGATTGAGCCCAATAAAGAGTAGTAGCACTAGCATTAACATCTATAGACTCATTAGCACCATTTAAAAGTCTAAACTCATCACCAAAACTTAAAGAAGAAGATAAATTTGGAATTGTAAGTTGTAGATTTACACCACCACCTGGAGATGTAATCCTAATTACATTCCAAATATCACTTGCTTGTAAAGTATGAGATGTTGATACATCAGTGCTAATATTAGTAAATGGTTTGTCGGGATTATTTACACCTCTACCTGAAGCATCTACCCATTGTGAACTATCAGCATCTTGATAATAAACATTTAATCTACCACTATTAGAATCCCACCAAAGATCACCATCAGAAGGATTGGTTGGAGGATTATCATCAGTAACTACAGTAATACCACCTCCACTACCACTACCAGTATAAGCAATGGTTAATTGAGTATCACTATTACGAGTTACTGATATGTCGGTTCCACCAGTAATAGTAACATCATCCTCAGTATTATCATTCCCAGTTAATCGTATTGAAGGATCATCATTAGTTCCTGAAGTCTGCTCACATGTTAAATCATAAGTTGTATTAGTATTAGTAGGAGCATCAGTCCATATAAGATTACCATTACTAGATTTTAACCATTTATTATTCTCATGCGTACTTGGAGTATCAGTAAGTCCAGTAAAAGTAGAAGCACCAGATCCACCTTGCTGATCAATCCATTTTAATTCTGTTCCAGTAGATGATAATACTTGCCCATTACCACCTAAAAGATTAAGACTATCTTTAATACCACCATGAATTTTTACACCAGTAGATTCTGTCTCAAATTTTTGATTTCCTGCATAATATAATTTTACCTCTGCTGAACTTTTAAAATCAGCTACATCAGTTCCTCCATCTGCTGATTTAATATAAATTTCATCACCTTTTAATTCTAATGTAGTATTATTCTCAATATAATTGGTATTATTAGACTGTTGATGACGAATTACTATATTATCACTACCAGTTCCAAATGATATCTTAGCGTCATCATCAACCTTTATAGCATTAGCACTTTTATCAAAGAATATATTTTTTGTAAGTCCAGCAAAATTTACATCTCCACTTGTTTTATTATAAGTGAAATTATCCATTCCTTCCAAGGAACCACTGTCATTATATTGAACTTCAGTATCATCTCCACCAGCAGTTGCTGTTGGAGCATCAGTCCATTCAATGGCATTTCCAGCAGCGTTTACCTTTAACCACTTATTAAAAACAAAAGTACTAGGTGTATCACTTAATGTTAGAAATGATGAAGCCCCAGGAGTTCCAGGAGGACCAGGAGGACCAGGATCTCCATCTTCACCATCATCACCATCTGGACCTGGAGGACCAGGATCACCAGTAAGACCTGTACCACCAGGTGGTCCTGGAGGACCAGGAGGTCCTGGATTTGTACTACCACCACCAGCATTCGCAGTCACCCATTGCCCTGTTCCATCACCATCAACAAAATATATCATCAGATCACCAGTATCTGATTCCCACCATAATTCACCATGATTTGGTGAGTTTGGTGGAGCAGCGTCAATAGTTACAGGTCTAACATCAATCTTGGCCATAATGCCAGGATCACCATTAGCTTGTGGATCAACAGTTGCTTCAACTGCTGCACCACGAAAATCAAACTGAGTTATACTATTAGAAACACCAACTAAAGTTCCTTCATCATATACACTAATAGCACCTGGAATTAATCCACCACCAGTAGGAACCCAAAATCTTTCACCTGGTCTACTAGGTACTGTTATAAGTTGATATTGCTCTCCAGCAGGAACTGGTGGAGAAGTACTAGGATCTCCAAGATTAGGTTCTGCTGAAGCAAGACCAAGATACTTATATCTTAACGGATCTAATCGATCTTGCGGATCTCTTTTTACCCTACCACTTAAATACTTTGGCATTATACATTACTATTTTCTAGTACACTTGCGGTAAACTCCATCTGTAATGGAGCAACGAATCCACCAGAATGTGATTTACCAACCTGAACTCTAATTTTACCCGTACCACCAATAGTCATTGATAGATCAGTATTATATGCTGGATCACCTGATCTAGGATACGCATGATCTGTAAAATGATTATCCATAGTACATGACATCACAATATGCTCTTTTGCTATTCTTATAGTATCTCCAGCTAATAATGTATTAGAACCAATTGTTAATACTATTTCTCCAGTAGATGAATCATAATCAGCATCAGAAACATCAAATACAGTACCTCTCTTAACAATACCATTAGGATCAGCAGAAACCCAAGTATGTGTAGAAGTATCTGTAGATGGAGTATTATCTAATACTTGAATATCAAACTTATTACTATTAGACTGTGTATTATATACCCTAACCCACTTACCGCTAATTGGGTCTGTAGATCTTGGATAAGTTTTATTCTGACTTACTGGAGTAACAGCACCAACATTAACAGTAATAGTATTTGCTGCCACAGCAGTAATTGCTAGTGCTTGAAGATATGCTGGATCAGCATTACCATTTGGAGTAACAGCACGAGGATATGCTTTTACACTACTATCATTATCCAATTTACAAGTAAACTTAATCTTTTCTGTAGAAATTGTACAAGTATCACTGGTTGTAAAAGTATGAGAACCTATAGTTAAAACTAAATCACCCGTAAGAGTATCGAATGTGGCATTAGTTACATCCCTTTGAACAGGAGTAGAAGCTGCATTAATAGTAACAGCATTTTCTGCTAGTCCTCCAGCATAAGTATGATCTGTTTGACCAGCATTACATGTAAATGTAAGGCTATTATCAAGAATCTTAATCAAATCACCATCAGATAAACCATGAGCACCTGTAGTTTGAACAGTCATTACACCTGTAACAGGATCATATACTGTTCCAGTACCAGCAGTTAATGTAGTTTGTCCTGTATGTGGATTAGTTGTTTGTGTTGTAGAAACTACTTCAACTGCTCCAGGTAAAGCACGGACAAATCTATGCTTTGCCGATTCATATACATGAGTGTATCCTTTAGAAGTACCTACATGAGCAGTAAATGTTTTAGATGTTCCAACATTATCTACAATACTTACAACATTATATGATTGTTGAGGATCTGGAAATATATTGGTTGTTATTCCTGTACTACCAGTACAAGTGAAATAGATTCCACCCATAGTAATTGGATCATCAACACTAAAGTTATGCTTATCTTTACACATAACGGTAGCAATACCTGTTGGTTCATCATAGGTAACACCTGTAATAATACCAACATTCTCCTGAGTTCCTGTAATATAAATCTGATCTAATACCAAAGGTGTCTTCTCTAAAACCATTCTACCATCAACTAATATGACGGCATCATTAGGTGGAATCTCTACATCTTTTAAAACTCTTATATCTCTCGTATTTTCAGTACTTCTTTGTACTCTTCTCTGAAGAAAAGTAACTGTTGGATATGTATTTATTCCCACATTAGCAACTTGTGCATATAACAATAGTGAAGTAGTTCCTGTAGGAACTTCATAAAGTTTTTGTGCTCCAGGTGCTACAGGAACAGCAATATTTACAAATTTATTTACGGGTGCTATTGCCATTTATTTCAATGCTAATATCAGTGGTGTTAATTGTGCTTGTATTGCTCTATTAAAGTCCCTTCCTCTTATTGTAGATGTAGTTTGATCAATTGTCAAACCATCACCAATTCTAAAATTACCTTTTTGATCCGTACTTGTGAAAGGAACTTGACCACCATTAATGGCAACAACTTCATTTTCTGGAATTGGTTTTCCACCTTGGAATGGGTTAGCTGTATTTAGGTCTGTACCAGCACCTACATATTCAAATGAATGTGAACTGGTTATAATCCTACTCAATCTCACCAATTCCATCTTAACTCCACTTTTAACAGGATATGGAATAAATTCATTAAAAGTTATTGTAGTTTTTCCAGCATCTACACCTGTTGTAGGAGTTTCAGTTGCTTCATCAACAGTGTATAAAATTGGATCCATATTTGCTTCACAAGTTGCTGATCCGCTACCAGATATAGTCATTACAACATTCTGTGTGGGTAAGAAGTTTCTACCACTAGCAATAATATCAACAGATTCAAGAATTCCATCAGCAGATATATTAGGAGAAAACTCAGCAATTATTGCTTCTGGACCTTCTGGTAAAGAAGCAGTAATAACTGGTGGAGAACCAGCATTATAATCACCTGGATTACCACCATTAGTAACAGTAACAGATCTTATGAATTGTAAAGGTTCAGTTATTTGTACTGTTGAAGCAGTATCATTATAATCACTCATATCTAAATGGAAATATGCTGCCTGACCATCAAACGGTGTTCTATATTGTCTAGGATTATTAAAATCTCTACAATCTTCTATAGAAACTTTATCAGATTCTCCATCAATAGGAGCAGTTAACGTACCATCAAACTCAATATCTCCAACACCATCTGCTTTCAAACCAATATTACCAAATGATGAATTAGAGTTTGTTAAATCACATTGACCACCAGATCCACAGAATATAGCAACATCACATCCAATAGTAAATATAGAAACTAACTGAGCATAAGCATTGTTTGTAAGAGAAACACCTATACCAGCCTCATTATATTGTGTAAAAGCATCACAAACCATACTCTTAATATCTTGTCCTAAATTATTAGTTCCTGTATAAGCAGCATTTACATGATCACCATTGATCTTCATACCAATACTACCAGTCATAAAGTTAGTACAGTTTCTAACATAAGGACTTCTATATCTACCTCTTGGACCTTCATTTGCTGGTCCAAGTTCAGTAAATCCAGTAACTGCTTGGAAATCTGTTCCAGCATTTATAGATGCTTGAATTGGTGGAAAAGCAACCGCACCACATCCAACATGACTTGTTGCATGACTTGTTCCAGCAAAGTTCATATTCTGAATCAAACAACCAGCTCTAACATGGAAAACATCTTTTGTTGGATTATTAGGAACAATAGTAACCAATCTTAAATCCTCACCAGAAACAGTAACATCATTCCTTAAACCAATAGGATTATTTTCATTATAAACACCAGATCTAACCTTAATCGTATCACCCTCTTGTGCTATCTCAGCAGCCTTACCAATTGTCCTTACAGCATCACCTTCCAATAAACCACTATTATTATCATTACCATCTCTTGTTACATAAATTGTATTCTCTGTTTCTACCCCAGAAGGTCTCCAAGAAACACCAACACCAATAGAAGATAATCTCCAATCCTTTTTACCTGTAGCAGGATTAGGAATAAGATTATGATAATCAATTAAAGAACTTTCTAATTCTAAAGATCCAAATATCGTCGCATTCTGTCCAACATTTAAATTCTTCTCAATACCAACACCACCTTCGGTAATTATAGATCCAGTATCTTTATCTGTAGATTGTAAAGGACTATCTACTGTTAGTTTATCACCTATATGTACCTTTTTAACAACACCTAAACCACCATCCATCTGAACAGAAGCGTTTGTAGGACTACTAGCATCAGTAGATTCATTAAATGTTGCTATTCCATCAACATCAAGAGTATTATTAAGTGTTGTAGCACCATCAACGTCTAGTGTAGCGTTTAAAGTTGTACCTCCATCAACATCTAGAGTAGAGTTTAAAGTCGTATCATCATCTACATCCAACTTAGAATTTAAGAAGGTATCACCATCTACCTCCAATTTAGCATCAAATTTAACATCATCAGTTACATGAGCTTCACCAGTTACATCTAATTCTACGTTTGGATTATTATTCTTAATACCAACATTAGACATTCTATAAATTGGAGCATCATTAGCACTGCCAACATAACCCCACAAATCCTGTGTCTGTATATCACAAATCATTGTTGGATTTGATGGGTTTGGTATAGGAATTAGATTATCTATTCCAACACCTAAACTATTAATTTGTTTATAATTAAATACAGTGAATAACTGAGAAGTTCCATTTGTAGGTAAATAAACACCCTCATCTTGGGCATACATACCATCCTGATCAATTGGAGATGCTTGTACCCAACGAATACCATTAGCGTCCCTATTCAGATAATACCCATTTACACCTGGAGAATCAGCAGAGTCAATTATATTTCGATCAATCTTAACACTACCATCTATATCAAGTTTTATGACTCCAGAAACAGAAGGATCATAATTAGGTATTGTTCCTGGTGTTAAAGTTCCTATTCCAACAGTTCCTATTCCTGTTACCACAAAAGATGTTTCTTTTGTATCATTAACTTGGAATTTAGTTACGGGTAAAGTACTTCCTATACCAACTCTACAAGGATCTACTGTAACAGTTAAACATTTATTACCTAACCAACTAAGACCTCTAGATTCAAAAGCAACTCTAGGAGTCGTAGTTCCTATTCCAACATCACCATCTTCAGTAACAATAAATGATTTAAGTTTCTCACCTACTTGAAATAAACCATCTGGTTGTGTAGATCCTATACCAACTCTTGGACCAACTTGACCATCATCAGCATTTTTTGGTTGTGATATAGCAGTAAGAACTGTACCTGCTACACCAACATTAAGTCTATGCCTTACTGTTAAATAATCAGCATCTAATTCAGCATTTACTCTAATATCACCATTAAAAGTAGAATTATTATTAACAATTAACTGATCTACTTCTAAAGCACCACCATCACCAGTTAACCCACCAACTAAATCAGCATATAATTTTCCATATACATATACATCATTACTAAATTCAGTAACCTTCTGATTTCTATTTTGACCAGGTGCATGGTCGTCATAACTCTGTAATGTCATTATATCCGATCCTTACAATGACTATTAGAAAATGCTCTCTGAGTGAGACTTCCACTAGAAAGAGATCTTATAAAATAATTACCAGTCGATCCATGTCCATGAATCCTAGTTCCATAGATATCAACATTACTACATGAACTATCACCTAGTCTCAAAGTATTAGATGATAAAATTTCAATATCTTCTGCTTCAAGAATTATTTTCTTACCTTTAATTAAAACTTCTCCACCACCTTTAGCAGTAAGTCCTATCTGCCCACCATTAAAAGTACATAAATTAATACCAACACCACCTTTAACTTTTGGTCCAGTATTACCATATATTTCTATAGTTTGATCATTAAATAATTGAAAATTGCCTCCATTCTGAAGACCCATTATACTAGTATCACCACTATCAGTTGTTGCAAATAAATTATAAACCATCTCCCCATTAAGACCCATCTGAGGATTGGAGCTATCAATCCTAAAATTAGGTCCAAAAGAAATAAATTGCCTCTTTTGCCAATTTTGTATATCAGAGGGTCTTTCTGCCATATCTTATGTTCTCGTAATAGTTATTTATCTTAACTAATACAATCAATTACTTGTTTAACTTCACCCTGATAAGTTGGTCTAGGTTTTAATGATGGTTTTAGTATAGCACCCGATCCAGTTTCTGTTTTTATAATAATTTTAGGCAATTTCACAACATCTTTTACATTATATTGTTCAGCATCAGGTGGAACCAAATTAACTATTCTTCCAGAATTATCAACATATGCTTTATAATCATTATCATCTTCATCCGTAAAGGTATCTGTCGAGGTATATCCAATACCTGGATTTACAATAACTACATGATCTACAACATAAGGTGGTCTAGAATCCAATTCTGGTTCTGGGACAGGATAATTTTCACCTTGACTAACAATATAAACGTCTGTAACTTGTCCAAAAGTAGGAGATTCTTCATCCTCATCTATCTCAGCCCTAGCAATAGCACCATACCCTTGCTTACAATCATCAGTAATTTCAATAAATGGTGGTGATTTATATCCAGTTCCACCACTTAATAAATCTATTCCAATAATACTACCAGTTGATCCAGCACCATCATTAACAATTGATCCAAAAATACCTTTAGCTATGGCTCCAGCACCACCGCCACCAAATATCTCAACCTTGAATCCACCACATTTAGTAGGAGGTCCAGCATAACATTCACCAAGAGGACTCTTATTACCAGGAATATTAACACTTGGATTTAAAAAATCAAATACACCTAAAGAACCAGTTGCTATACTTAGATTTTGTATAGCACCTTCACCCATAACACGCATTCCATCAGCAATATTAGCGAGTTCTAAAATTTTATCAACACCAATATCAATAGCATTCTTAGGTCCTTTGCCCACAACCCACTCCTTTATACCAAAATCATATTCTTGCTTATTATTACATTTAAACACATTACTAAGATTCATCAACTTCTCAGCACCAGATTTTAAAAATCCACCAATATCAAATCCACCTAATATTTTAGAAAGTCCACCCAATGGACCTGCTAAACCTTTTGTCAAACCACCAATAATATCATTAAATATACCACC